GGAGATGCTGAACTCTCTCTGAACGAACAAATGATCACCGAAGGATATGCCTGGGCATACGATGGTGGAACAAAACAGAAGAACTTTGAAGAATTACGTGAAATCCGTAGAGCACATGGGACATTAGTAGAATGAAGAAAAAACTTAAGGATTTAGTTCCATATTTAATCGTGGCACAAACAGCAATGCTTGCTACTATTACAGGAGTAACTATTGTTGGTGCCTTGTCAACTAACTCATTTGAGTGTAGAATGGTTGGACGAGGACAAGTAATTTGTATTCAAAGATGAGTGCCCTTTTTTCATTTTTATTTGCTGTAACGTTATGGGTTCAAGTTCCCCAGTGGTCTGATGATTGGTCTAATTGTGCTGTTGATGTTCCTGACACTTCTTGTCATTGGTACATTGTTAACCCCGATAACACTTTTGGTGAGGGTTTTAACTGGGAAACTGCCCCCTGGTATTCTGTAGAAGGTTTGCAAGACATTGCAGATTTACATGATTCTAGTATAGATAGTGGGTATGAGTACACTTTAGAGAGTCTTAACGATGCAAAAAGTAGTTAATGTAATAGCACTTCTTTCTGGTTTGGTTTCTTTAGGTGTTCTTGGAGGTAGTTTCTACCTCTATAAGAATGCTAATGTTATGATCGAAGATGCTAGAGAACAAGTAGTAAAAGAAATTGCTGAAGCACTACCAAAGATTGTAAATGAGATGATGCCTGCAGTTCCCGTAGTTCCTCCAGTAACTGGGGATGTTATTCCTTCGGCACCAAAAGTAACTGGTCCTGCTATCCCAGCATTAAGATGAGTATATTTAACCACGAAAAGGGAGATTACATTAAGACCGAGCAAGTTACCGAGCATGTACCGAGCAAGTCTCCTTTGAAGACAATTGTTATTGGTGTAGGTGCTCTATTTGCTATTTCCCATATTGGTCTATTGGGTTATTTGGTTAGACAACCTCAACCGTCTGCCCAACAACCACCGACATTTAATCTTCCTCGCGGACCTTATTCTTCTTATAGAATTAAGGCAGGCAAAGATGGATATGAAATTGAGTATCGTGCAAATGATCCTAAAGTTTTAGAGTCTGAGAGATCTCTTGATCTTGATAAAGAAAAGAAAGGATTATTTGGTGGTGGTTCTGAAGAGAGAACTGAGTATCGTCGTGATCAATACACTATGGACGGTACTAGAAACATTGGAGGTGCTGCAGTAGACGGCGAGGGAAAGTCTGCGAAAGACATAGAGTGTATCGTGGCGGACGCTGGAGCACGGTCACAAGGTGCAATGGCAGGGACTAGTATTGCTGCTGGTCTCGTCGCTCCTGCGGTCTCTGGAATACCTTACATCGGATGGTTGGCAGGTGGTTGGGCACTTTTACTTGGACAGCAAGCAGGATCTGAATTGGGTTCTCAAGTTGGGACAGTATTCAATGACTGTTGACAAGAAAGATGAGTGGTATTACAAATGCATCAATTTTGAAAAAGATGCTATTCATTTAACATTTGCTCAACCATGGATGACATTATCTGATGCACGTCTTTTGTTTAGTGATGCTTTTGAAAGATTTCAATCTTATAAAAAATATCACGGATGGAAAAATGTGTGGACGTTAATGAATATAAGTTATGGTATTTGGCAAAGAGAACCTGAAGAATATATGAGGGCCAGGTTAGATCTTATAAAATCTAAACAATAAATTAAAATATGTTGATAACTTTATTAAAATTTGATGATAACTGTTAAATACTACAAACAATGAGGTACACTATGGCACAATCTACTTACCGTAGAAAAGCAAAGAAAGATGCATCAGACCAATTCTTTTTATACGTTGCATTTCATTCTGCTTGGAATAGCATTATTAATTTTTTTACAGATGATTAATGGAAATACCTGAAATTAATATTGATACCGTAGGAATTGAAGTAAAGAAAATCGGGATTAGAGAAATAAGTATACCTCAGGTCAGAACTGTTCTGGATGGGGTATCTTCTCAAATTCCTTTAGCACCTCCAGTAGTTGTAGAGGTTGGTGTGCCCATCGTAGATGTTCCTGGTTGTGTTGAAGCACATGAAGTTGACGAGAATGATAAGTTAGAAGAGGAAGATCCTAAAGGAACTACAACTTTTTGTGATGGAGATCTTCCAAGTTTTAATCCAATTCAATATGAACCAGAACGGTTAATTCCTACTAGAGAAGCTCCTGTCCCAAAAACAAAAGCACCTGATAAACCAGAACCTAAAGCACCAGAAACTCCACCAGTAAAAAAACCACCAGTCAAGAATGCAAAGGTTGATTGTCCTAGTAGAGAACAGGAATTAACTAATCCAATAGGAAAGGTATTACAGGGAAATAAAAAGATTGTTGCTTATGAATTGGTTGGTGATAAATGTATGGAAGTTACTGAAACTTTATCAATACCACAACAAATTATTACGAGCATACCTAATGCAGGTACGATTACTACAACGGCATCGATTGCTGCTGTTGCAACCACATCTGCATTGTTAGCAAAACCATTAGCAGATATACTCTTAAAGGTTGTTAAACCAGTTGTAAAAAAAGTTATTAAAAAGATCGCTGCTATACGAGGAAAGCAACCTAAAGTAATGTCAGTATCTGAACGCATAAATGAACAAAGGGACCGAAACCATGCTATAAAGGAGTTGAGGCAAACCCTTAAATCTAAAACAAAGTAAAGAAAATGGGAATGTTTGATTACGTTAAAAGTTCATATGATTTAGGAGAAAACTTTTCTTCTCAATGTCAAACCAAAGACATTGAAAATTGTATTGGTGGAACCATGACACAATATTGGATCAGTCCTTCAGGACAATTGTTTATGATTGACTATTCACATACAGCAGATTTTGTAGAAAATTCTAATCCTAATCCTAAGTTTCCTTTTTTGGGATTTCAATGGGTTCCTAATGGAACTCATGGTAGAGTATCCCCATACTACCTAACAAAATATGTTACGATCTATCCTGAGAAATGGGATGGTCACTGGAAAGAACGACCAGAAGTGATGATTCACTTTAAGAACGGTGTCATTGAGGATTTAATCTATAACCCCACCTAAGTCTTCTGCTCTGGTTGATATAGGACCTTTAACTTTAACAGGTTCTGGTATTATATGTCTGTGTGGAGTAATGTAAGTCTTATCTCTGACTACGACATCAGCACATATTTTATAATAAGGACTCTTGGGGTGAAAACTAATTCCCTCCTTTATCAAATTCCCACAATTCTTGAGTCTCGCAATCTCAAAATCAAGTCTTTTATTGGCAGTCAGTTGTTGCATCATTTCGATGTTAGCAGCTGCTGCCTCTTTGCATTGTTCTTGTAATTTTTTATCTAAAGGTGTAGACCATGTGGCAGAGAATCCGACACTTAGATTGTAATTATCTTTTTGTCCAGTTCTTGTTCTCTTATAAAAAATAACATCTCCCGGATTATCTAAAATTCCGTCCCCAATTGGATTATCATTTTCATCGAATGCACCGAAGTTATCGGTGACATCGTATACTGGATCCATATAGTATGGTTCGTATGGTTTTTGTTTTGATACTGCACCAGTAATATATGGAGTAAAATTTAACGTAGGACCCTGACACTGGATCCCCGAGCCGTATGTATTCGTAATATACGGACCCTGGAGGACCTGGATGGCTTGATTTGTGACAGAGCCAGAACTGTTAGCCACGGGACTAGCAGTAGCAGAAACACCCCCAACAGTCTCTGAAAACGCCGTAGACGGGGATAGTAATCCAAATAGTAATGCTCCTATTGTTGGAATATACTTGTAGTGTCGGTTACGCTTGTAACCTCCGTTTCTCTTTGAATAATCGTGTGATTCTGAAGTCCAGGACCTGAATAGGTTTCTGTGAACTGAAAGGCTTCTCCTGGATTTACTTGTACAAATGTCGGTGTTTCTGTTATTCCTGTCCATGATGATGTCACTCCATCTATAGTTACATTTGTGGAACCTGTTGTTGGTTTTAAAGTTCCATTTAATGGTTTAACTCCACTTCCCGTGGCTGAATATTGATACCCTGTGCTATAGTCCATCGAGTTGATGGTCTCTGTAATCTTTTGTGTGGTCTCTGTATGGCTCGTCATTGAGCCCTGTGTGAAGTTTGGCACCACGGGGACCGCCTGGGCAGGTGCAAGTATGGCACTTGCACCCACCACACATATCACAAATCGAGATATGGTCTTTCCAAAAATCATCATGACCTCCTTCAGTCAATGACAGTAATCTCACTCACAAATTGGCCGATTGCACTACTACCCGCTCCGCCTGCGGTTACCGTAAGGACACCTGCACTAGTTACAGTACCTGCTAGAGATGTGTTATCACCAGCAGCGTAAGAGGTAACGCTAGAAAAGTTAGGTGCAGATCCTAGGGATACAGCAGCCGCTGGGACTGCATCTGCTTGGGTGTATGACTGACTGAATGAGAAAGCAGATCCAGGAGTATCCTGAGTTGCTGCAATAGTTCCTGGATTGTATACTCCAGAAGTAATAGTACCTGCGGAAACGGTATTTGCAGTTGATCCGTCTGTGGTATCTATGTTTGAACCAGAGATGCTAAAGGAAGAACCAATTCTGGTTGATACTGATCTTGCAGCATCGACAGTCAGTTGGACACTTGTGGCATGTTTTGAAACAATTCCGCCCGCTTGTCCAGCGGTTGCGGTCATCAGTAGCATACTAAAAGCAAAAAATGCTCTTTTCATATCCTCGCTATGTGTTTCTTGTATTTATAAAAATACTTTTTAAAAAGGGTTGACAAATGTCAAGACCCGTGGTATTATAAATATATCGAACGTTACGAAAAGTAACGAAAGATAACTCTCTGTAAACCGAGACCTCTAGGGAGTATAAAAACGTCTCTAATACCTCAGATGGAGGGTGTCTGAGGAATATCCTAACTGTCAGTTCCCTGCTGATCTTACTTACCCTTTAACGAAAATGGCTAATTCAACTCTTTCACGCAATTACACACCGTCCACTTGGGAAAACTTCTGCGAGTGGGTCACAAGCACCAACAATCGGCTCTATGTCGGATGGTTTGGAGTCCTCATGATTCCAACACTACTTGCTGCTACTATTTGTTTCATCGTCGCATTTATTGCGGCACCTCCCGTCGATATTGACGGAATCCGTGAACCCGTTGCTGGTTCTCTGATCTATGGAAACAACATCATTTCTGGTGCTGTTGTTCCTTCATCCAACGCTATTGGTCTACACTTCTACCCCATCTGGGAAGCAGCGTCACTCGATGAGTGGCTCTACAACGGTGGTCCTTACCAACTAGTTGTCTTCCACTTCCTCATTGGCATCTTTGCTTACATGGGTCGTGAGTGGGAATTGTCCTATCGCCTGGGTATGCGCCCATGGATCTGTGTTGCATACTCCGCGCCTGTTGCTGCTGCATCTGCAGTCTTCCTGGTCTACCCCTTTGGACAAGGTTCTTTCTCAGACGGTATGCCTCTCGGCATCTCTGGTACTTTCAACTACATGCTTGTCTTCCAAGCAGAGCATAACATCCTAATGCACCCCTTCCACATGCTTGGAGTCGCAGGTGTCTTCGGTGGTTCACTGTTCTCCGCAATGCATGGTTCACTAGTTACCTCTTCACTGGTTCGTGAAACCACTGAAACTGAGTCTCAGAACTATGGTTACAAGTTTGGTCAAGAAGAAGAGACCTATAACATTGTCGCCGCACATGGTTATTTCGGTCGTCTGATCTTCCAATATGCATCTTTTAACAATTCTAGGTCACTACATTTCTTCCTCGCAGCGTGGCCAGTCGTGGGAATCTGGTTTACCGCCCTCGGCGTCAGCACCATGGCATTCAACCTCAACGGATTCAACTTCAATCAATCCATTATTGATGGTCAAGGTCGTGTTCTGAACACCTGGGCAGACGTACTCAACCGCGCTGGTCTCGGTATGGAAGTCATGCACGAGCGTAATGCTCACAACTTCCCTCTCGATCTTGCTGCTGCTGAGTCAACTCCAGTTGCACTTACTGCACCTAGCATCGGTTGATATGACTGATGGTAGTTTCCGCCCCCTCAGGTTACTGGGGGGGTTTTTTATAAGCATTTTTACGGTTGCTATTCCTTTACTTTGTGTGGTACTATTATGATTGGTAAACTTGATCCTGAAGAAAACGTTATGGAAGATTTACTTATTGCAAAGCGCAAAGCAATTGCTGTTTGTAATCAAGGTGTAGTACAAGATCTTTACGATACAATCGCAAAACTTGGTTGGGATTGTTATGATGACATTGATGTTGAGATTGGTGGTACATCAGTTTCTGGTATTGATGTTGGTGAAGAGTACAATAAGAAGTGGCAGTCTCCACTAGGTACTCGTAAATACAACAAAGATGCATTTATTATTATTAAGAACCAAGGTCGTCGCGACTTAACTAAATCTGAACCCTTCGCTGAAGGTGAGTTCAAACCACAACATCCTTATGGAACAACTGAAACTGATATTGTTGTGAATATGGATGGTGGCGTAGGTGGTTCTTGGAAGGAGGTTTCTGATGACACCAAAGATTGAACACTTCACACAAACTTCCGACAAACCATATGATCGACATTGGTATGAATTTGTTTACTCAAATGGTCAATATCTGATATTTGAATCTTGGGAGGAAGTTAGAAATGAATGGTTTAATACGGCACCACAATTTAAGTCTTATGTAAATGTTATAGATCCAATACAAAAAAAGAAAAAATCTAATGGAGGTTTTAAATAACTATGGTAGCATCAACATTAACTCAACAATCACAACGGGGGTGGTTCGATGTCCTTGATGACTGGCTTAAACGAGATCGCTTTGTCTTTGTGGGTTGGTCTGGACTACTTCTTTTTCCCACTGCTTATCTCGCAATTGGTGGCTGGCTTACTGGCACGACGTTTGTTACAAGCTGGTACACCCACGGGTTGGCGTCTTCTTACCTTGAGGGTGCTAATTTCCTCACGGCAGCTGTGTCAACTCCTGCTGACGCTATGGGTCATTCTCTTCTTCTACTTTGGGGTCCTGAGTCTCAGGGAGATTTCGTCCGGTGGGTCCAACTTGGGGGACTCTGGAATTTTGTGGCGCTCCACGGAGCTTTCGCTCTAATTGGTTTCATGCTCAGGCAGTTTGAAATTAGTCGTCTAGTAGGTATTCGTCCGTACAATGCTATCGCGTTTTCTGGGCCTATCGCTGTTTTTGTCAGTGTGTTTCTCATCTATCCTCTCGGACAGTCCTCCTGGTTCTTTGCGCCGTCGTTTGGTGTTGCAGCGATATTTAGGTTCCTATTATTCCTACAGGGTTTCCACAACTGGACGCTCAACCCTTTCCATATGATGGGAGTTGCTGGTATACTGGGAGGAGCACTCCTGTCTGCTATTCATGGAGTGACTGTAGAAAATACTCTGTATCAAGATGGTGAACAAGCAAACACATTCAAGGCATTTGACTCAACCCAAGAGGAAGAGACTTATTCGATGGTTACTGCCAATCGATTCTGGTCCCAGATTTTTGGTATCGCTTTTTCTAATAAGCGTTGGCTTCACTTTTTTATGCTCTTCGTTCCTGTTATGGGTCTTTGGACTAGTTCCATCGGTATTATTGGTCTTGCTCTCAATCTTCGTGCTTATGATTTTGTGAGTCAGGAGATTCGTGCAGCAGAAGATCCTGAGTTTGAGACGTTCTATACCAAGAACATTCTATTGAATGAAGGATTACGTTCCTGGTTGGCACCAGTAGACCAACCACATGAGAACTTTGTGTTCCCAGAAGAAGTTCTTCCTAGAGGTAATGCACTCTAACTTTTAATAATGATTTTTCTTATTAAAAGAAAACAGTTAAACCTTTAATAAGACCACTCCCCAAACCGTCCACCACTCCTTCACAGGGGTGGTTTTTTATTGTATAATAACCCTATACACATCAGTATGATGGCAGTAAACCACAGAAAAATGACTTGTAAGGAAGCCCTTCTGGCTCGATACAAAGTCTCTGGGCGTAAATCAGAAAGTGGATATGCTGAATCTGCTGTTGGTTTGTCTTATGAGGAAGCACAAAGATTCTTTGATTCTTTGACTTATCGTGGTTTTGAAGTCAAAGTAGTTGCATACTTTGATGAACATGTTTTTTATTCAAATTA